TGCTGGATCAAATTCACGCCAGTAGCTGTTTTATTTAGATCGTCTGGATCTAATCCTTGATTGTGTCGAGATATACCTGTTCTTACTTCAGCCGTCTGATCCATGTACTCGACGAGGCCTTGCGCTTTTTCAGCCACAAAAGGCGTGATCAGCGGAGTGACGCCATCGGCCGAACGCGCGCGCACGATGCCGCCGGGCTTGCTCGTGAGGAGGTCGTCGTAAGTCTCGTCGGTGGCGGCGCTCTCGACCACCAAGTGGCGCGGGTTGTTTGTCAGGTAGATATTGTCGAGCATCTGCCGGATCAGCGTCGACTTGATGCGCTGCAGATCCATCACCAGGTCGGCGACCGACAGGCCAACCAGCTTGTGCGGCTGCGGCACCGGGCAGAGAAAATCGAACGGGACCTCGTCGACCTCCTCGATGTCCGGCTTGCCGTTCTTGGTGAGGATCACCGCCGATTTATCGACCGTGACGACCTTCAAGAGCTCTGCGAGCCCGTCACCGTCATAGTCGGCCTTGATATAATTTTCCTCGACCCAATACATCCGCATCGGCGGATCAGTGCGGTCGTTGGTGTAAGGCATGTCGTCGTCGGGCGAAAACCGCTGCAGCCGCTCCGGGTTGTAGTCCTCGCTATCCATCCAAGCGACGCTGTCGAGACAATCCTCGTCATAGCCCTGCTGCAGGAGTTCGGTGCGCGTCGTCGGCTGGCGATGGCACAGAAACGGGATGTCGTCGCGAGTCGAGCGCCGGCTGAACAGGATCTCTTCCGGCGGCACGTTCTTGATCCGAATGCGCCCCTGCTTGCGGGTCACGCGGATCTTGCAGTCGTAAAGCATCGGCTGCGGCGGGGGCACCGGCGGCACGTTCGCCATGTTGCCAGCCTGCTGCGACTGAGGCACGGGCGGCATGCCTAAATTGCCCATCATCGGAGGCGGCTGCGCCATCAGGCCCTGCGGCGGGCCGTTAGGCGGACCCATCGGCGACCCCGGCGGCGGCCCGGCAAGCGCACCCGGTGGGAAAGGTTGCCCCGGCGCCAAGGTCATGGGCGGGCCCATCGGCGGCGGCTGCGGCGCGTCCTCACCCATGCCCGACGGCGTCGGCGCCGGGTAGGAATGCTCCTCGAGGATCTCGACATCAGCGCTGGCGTTGGGATCGTCCAACGCGCCGAGCTTGGCGTTGTATTCGTCCTCGGTCAGCCCGGTAAAGCTGTTGGTCTCGCGGATCTGCTCCTCAGACCACCATCGCTTGATCCAGCCCAACTTTTGCAATAACCCGTCCTTGAACCAGTCGTGCAGGATCAGGAAACCGTCATTGTCAGAATTAAAGACATGATTGACATAAAGGCTCGCCTGCCGCGCGGCCTCCTCGGGATCGAGCGGCGGCGGCATGCCGGGCGGCGGCGGCGGCGGGTTCATCCGCGTCTGGATCGGCTCCAGATTGGCGATCGTGTCGCTCGCCGTGAAGATCCGCAACAATGCCGGCAGGACCCACTCGACCGTCTCCAGCACGGTCAGCATAACCACCCGCGAGCGGTTCTGCCCCGGCGGCGGGTCGGCAAACTCCTGCCCCTGGTAAGCCGCCATCAGCGACTGGCGCTCGTTGCTGAGCTTGCCGTTCTCCGCGCCAATCGCCTGGTTGAGCTCGCGCCGGATGATGTCCTGCAGCTCGTCCTTATCCATGAGCTTCTTGGGGTCGCGGCGGGCAACACGCTCCCGCAACGGCCCAGGATCGTCGCTCATGCTCGGAAAGAGACCGCTATCGAGCGGCGGCACCGGCCTTGGCCCGAAGGGTGTTGATCTGGTTTTGCAACCCGCCAATGGCGTCGAGAAGCTCACCGCTCTTGCGTTCGATCTTGGCAAACGTCTCCTGCATCGCGGCAAGCTGCTCCTTCATCACCGCGACCTGCTCTTCCACCGCACGGGCGCGGATCGCGTCGGAAACGCTCATTTGCGGCGCGCGTCGCTGTGAGCATCCGGCGGATGGTGCCCAGCCGGCTCGCTCTTTGCCGGGGCCGCGCGCGTCGCTGTCACCGTAACCGCGTTCGAGGGCGACGCCGTAGCCGACCCGACAGCATTGGTCGCCGTCACCACACAGGTGATGACATGCCCATCATCGCCAGGCGGAATACTATAACTGGCTCCCGTCGCGGTCGTATCCGTGCCGTTGCTCAGCCATTGATAGGCGTATTCGGTCGGCTCGCCGTTCCAATTCCCCATCGTGCAGCTCAACGTGTCGCCGACCGCGGCCATCTCGGGCGAGACCATCGGGATATCGACAACACTCGGCGGGTTGACCTGAACCCCAGCCGCGCGAGCCAGTTCCTGCAATCGTCCAAAGTCGCTCATGTGTCCTCCATCCTTAAACCACGGCAAAAAACTGGTTCCCTTTAAGCACACTTGATCGGGTCCGACGGCGGCCCGACCGTCGTACCGGCGGCATTGACTGCGCTGACGACGCAGCGCATCAGATGCCCGCTGTCACCCGCCACCAGCGTATAAGTCGAAGTATTGGTGCCGACATTCGCCCCTGCGCTCGTCCATTGGTAGGCATAGCTGCTTGGCGCGTTGGTCCACACCCCCTGTGTCGCCGTCAGCACCTGGCCTACCGTCCCCGTGCCGCTGATTGTGGCCACACCGCGGTGCTCCGGCGGGAACGTGCCGGAAATAAAGTTCTTTTCCATCCACCGCGAATAGCCACTCATCGCAGGTCTCCTTAGACGACTGCCAAATCGGGGTACTTGATCGGCCGTGCGCTGCCCGCGTTGCGCACATTGGCGAGCGCAAACATCCGTCCAGCATCGCACGCGTGGCTCGTCCAATCATGGAGGGGACGATCGCTGTAAGTCCGCAGACCGTCGTTCCACGAGCGCCGATAATTCTGCAATGCCGAGACGAGGCGAACACATTTCTCAGCGTCAAACCACATGCGCGGCAAGATCATGCGAAGCGCATTGATCCCGTCCTCGACCTTCTGTGCCTCGACTATCTGATAGCGGTGAAAACCAAGACTGATCAGCACTTCAAGCCGACTGCGCCCGGTTCCCAATTCTCGGGCTTTGGCATCGTGCGGCAAAATGTGCTCGCCCCATTTCCACGGGCGTTTGTCGAGTTCCCGCACATACCAGTCGAGGCCGACGCCGCTGTTCTCGATGTAATCAATGACGTGGATCTCTTGCCCGACAAGCTGAATGCACCAGATCGCGGTGGCGTCACCAATGCCGAGGTCCCATGCCGTGTGCACCGGCAGCGTCGCCTGGTGCGGCACCTTCGTAATCCGCTTCTCCTTCTCGGCCGCCTCCATCAGGCTGCCGTAGTACGACCCCATGACGCCGGCGTCGAAACTAACGAGATACTCCTGGCGATACCGCGCCTCGCCATCGTCGGGGCCGTATTCCCGCAACAACTCGCGGTGCTCGATCTCGAGCTGGTCCCAGGTGAAGACTGACGTGTCCGTCGCCGGCAACTGCTCGCTAAACCAGGTCGGGTCCTGGTGCGCCGCTTCGTAAAACGTCGCGGCGTGGTTTCTGCCTCTAGGCGTCGTGATGAACAGGGCCCAGCCACCGTTCTCAGCAAGAATTGGCCGCAAGTAACCCCAAGCGCTCGGATCGGCCAACGCGAACTCGCTAAAGACAACGCCAATCGGTGGCGAGCCAACCAAAGAATTAAAGTTGTCAGAACCGACTAATTGCCATAAACTACCGCTCTTAAAGCGGATCGCCATGTCGGTTTCTCTTGTCGACTCCCTCAGCTCGCGCGGGAACGCCTCGTTTATCCGGCGCTGACCCGTGTGCGGGTTGACCGCGTCCCAAACAGCTTTTCTGGCTTGAGATGCCTCCGGCAGCATGTGCCAGTAACAGCCGATCCGCTGATGCGCAGCGCACGCGGTCCAGTGCAAACAGACCTCGTCCTTCCCCGCCCGCCGGTGCCAGATGGCAACCGCACGCTTGCCGCCGCGCTCGAGGTAGCTCCATAGCGGCAACTGATACGGCCGCGGCGCCCAGCCGTTATGCGGCAGCGGGACGAGGTCGTAGGCGCTCTCAGGCATCCGCCGTCAACGCGCCAACCGCGCCGGAGCTACGCCGCCGCCCTTTAGTGCGTCCAGTTCGCTCTTCAACTCCTTTACCGCGTTGATCAGCGCATAGATCAGATTGCCCGGTTCCAGCGTCGACAGCTCGACGCCTTCCTTTTTGCCGATCGTCCCTGTGGTCGTCCCGACGATCTCGGGAACGTGCGGCCGGACTTGATCAGCCATCAACCCGTAGAGAACATGACTCGGTTCATTCCCCTCATTGAACGGCGTTTGCGGCCTATAGCGGAACTGCACCGGCTCCAACGCCGTGATCGCCTCAAGACCGCGCGCGTACGGAACGACATCCTGCTTGACCGATGGGTCTGAGATAACCACCCACGCCCCCGTAACATTGTTTGTCGTACCGTTGGGAAACCCCACATTGGCGATCGTCAGGCCTGCCCCGCGCGTTACCGCTATCCAGTTGGTCGCGCCGCTGTAGGCGTCGTTGACAACCCGGCCGGACAACCCGCCGCCAGAGGAGAACCAATCAAAAACCTTCCGGTCGGCCGCGCCAGCCGTGTCGGTCAGTGCAATATTCGGGCTGGCCGCAGCGACCTCCAATTTGACGCGAGGCGCCGTGGTGCCGATGCCGACGTTGCCGGTGCCGCTGCCGACGAGTTGGATGTCACCATTGGCGGCTGTAATTATCGGCGACCTACTCACGGAGCCGTTGGCGCTTTGCGTTAAGAGCTGAAAGGTGCCAACCGTCGCATTATCCGGTCCCCAGGAGAAAATGCGTGTGAGGCCGGTCGCGCTATCAATCCCCCCAGCATTCGCCTCGTTGGTTGTCATCACGCCATTTTTTACTTTGATGCCGCCGCCGGAAACCGTGAATTTCTCAGTCGGCGCCGTCGTGCCGATGCCGACATTACCAGACGCGCTGCTCAAATAGACATCACCGCTCGGATTGATGTCGATCGGGTTCCAGACATTATTGGCATCGTTAAGAGCAGCAAGCGCGGACCTTCCACCGTTGTTGAACAACATAAAGTTCACATCGGTGGCGTGATGAACATGCAACTTAAAAGCTGGCGTCGTCGTGCCGATGCCGACGTTGCCGTTGTGGTCGATCCGCATCCGCTCGACATTGGCGCCGGTGGTGTTTGCGGTCGTGTTAAAGGCAATCGCCGCGCCTTGCGCTGTATTGGTCCAGTTTTCGGTGGCATTGGCGGCGATCAGCGCGCCTATCCCGAAACCGCTGGCTCCCCACCCTTGCGCGCAAAGCGCGAGTAAATTGTCGCCGGATTGCACTGCGGTCGGTCCCGCTGCCGTGCCGCGCGTCCGGCGCGTGGTCAGTCCGCCGCCATTTCCGGGCGTCGCGCTGTAGCTGTCGATAATCACATAAGGTGTCGCTCCCTCCGACGCGCCGAAAATCAGGGCGTTGGCCGGTTGCGGCGAAGTGGCGGCGGCGTTGATCGTCAGCGCGTGCGACGGCGGCGAGGTGACCGCGTTGCCGATCACCACGTTTGTGCTGACCTGCAGCGTCGTGCCGTTGTCGGTGACGATCGTGCTTGAGAGGACCGGGCTGGTGCCGTTGCCGATCAGCGGCCGGTTCAGCGCGAGCGCCGTCTGCCCGGTGCCGCCCTGCCCCACACTCATCGGCGCCGACACACTGGGCAAACTCCGCCAGGTCGCGTTGACATCGTCCCACAACACCAGGACGTCAGCCGCCGAGGCATACAGCGGCGTCACCGACAACGAGCCCGCGACAGGTGTACTCATCGGCGATCCTTATTTTCCCGCTTGACAACAACGGCGGTTAGTGCTGCGCGCACGCGGTCATTATCTCTACCAATCAGCCAGCGCCGCCGCTCCAAACACGCCGCTATCGATACCACCCGCACCACGCCGTAAGCCGCCGCCCGCCGACGCGCCTCGCCAACCCGCGACCAACTCGACAACATCTCCTGCACCACCCAGCCGTTAAGGTCGAGCGCCTGCACCACCGGCAACTCCGATCTCACCGGGTACGGCTTGGGCTCGTGATAATCAAGAATGCGGCTCAGCATCTCCTCGCTCGCGTCCGCCTTCAAACGCAACAACAGCCGCGGCGCAGCAAACAACCACCCAACCGGCGTCGTCAGCCGCGCCAAATCATCAAACGCCGGCACCATCGGCATCCGCGTCCCCAGCGAAATCCACATCGCCCGCTTCGGGTGACCCGGATCAACCAACGCACCAAACTGCGCCGCTATGTCCCCCAACGGCTCCGGATACGTCCTCGCAAGCGCCGTCACCGACCCGCCACCTGCTGGGGCGGCGGCCACGCCGGCCACACACCCCGAACCCCCCGCGGACCCCCAGCATCCATGTGAATCGGATCAACCCGGCCAAAATTGCCACCCCACGCCAGCCACGGCTGCATCGCAGGATCCGCTATCTGCCGCATCGCCAACGCCATATCC